TCCTCTACGTCGCGTGGAAGGAGCGCCGGGCATGAGGTCCGTCGAGATGATCGTTGAGTTCCCTATCGAGGACGCGAACCTGCCGATGCCGCACCTGCTGGGGCTGGCTAACGCCGCGTTCGTCGAGGAGGTTGAGCGTCAGGGGCTGTTGCTGATGTCGCCGCCGAGCCCGTCCGTGATGCATGCGCGCCGGATTGTCGAGGTGCGCGCGGCCGTCGTGGAGAAGCCGGATTGGGCGCCGCCGGCGCCGTTGGCACCAACATTCGAGTGCCCGAACTGCGGCACCAAGATTTTTGCCGCCGGAAACACCGAGCAGGAAGAGGCAGAGAAGTGATCGAAACGATGGTGGGCGTCCTCGTCCTGGCACTGCTGGCGCTGGTGACGGCGTACCTGTGGCAGGACTGGCGCACGAACACACGCGAGTTCCGCGAATTGCACCGGCGTTTGCTGCAGAAGCAGGAAGAGCGTCGAGGAGGCGAGAAGAAATGATCACTATCGCGATTGCCGCTGATGATGTGCAGGCTCGCACTGTCGCGGAGACGATGCTCGGCATGGTTGAGGAGGACGGGCAGGTCGAGGTCGCGCAGGCTGAGCTGGCCCGTTTGACTGGCTTGTCCGCGCGAACTTTGCGACGCACCCTCGATCGCCTGCTCGCGGCGGGCTGGATCAAGAGGATGCGGGTGGCGTCCCCGAATGCGCCTACGCTGTATGACCTGACGGACCTGGCTGACGTCGCGCAGGCGGTCGGCCTGAAGCCGCGCCGCGAAGAACCCGCGGCCGTGTCCTTGACGGGCACTGGCGTGTTGTCGGCTGAGGTCGCGGCGGACCCGATTGGGGCCGTCCAGCCTGGCCAGCGGTGGCTGATCGACCCGACGCTCCTGCAGGGAGGCTCGAACATCCGCGCGAACCTGTGCGTTAGCCCCGAGTTCGTGGAGACGATCGCCGGCCTCGGTGTCCTCAAGGACATCGACGTGTATCCGACCCTGACGGGCTTGGTGGTCCTTGACGGGCACCGCCGCCACCGCGCGGCCATTGAGGCGGGCTTGGAGACGGTGCCGGTGCGTATCGTCGACGTGGCGAATGACCTGGATCGGATCGGCCTGCAGCTCACGGAGAATGACGAGCATGCGCACACGTCGACCGTTGACCGTGCGCGCGCCATTAACCAGCTCGTGTTGATGGGTCTTCCGGCCTCCGAGCTGCGCAAGCGGGGTGTGCGGGCAAGCGAGGCCACGTTGGCGCGCAGGGTCGCTAACGCTTCGCAGGAGGTCGCGGACCTTGGGGAGGCGGCGAATCTCGGCCTCGATGATCTCGCGAAGATCGCTGAGGCTGAGGCTGACCTCCCTGAGGACATCGCGGGCATGGTCGTCGAGGAGATTCGCGAGGCCCCTGGAAAGATCGATCATTTCCTTGAGCGTGCCCGCGACGAGGCACGCCGCCGCCAGGTCTATGAGGACGAGGTCCTCGACCTGCGCCAGCAGGGTATCCACGTCATTACAGATGACGAATTCTATGACGGTTTCCCGAAGACCAACCAGTACCTGTGGAACCTGGTCGACGAGTACGGCAACGCGGTTGAGCCGCACGACAACTGCCCCGGCAATGCGGCGTATGTCTCGGTGATCGGCTCGGGTGAGTACACGAGTGCGCAGACGCGCTTCGTGTGTATGGACTACGCCTCGCACGGGCACTTCACCCGTGAGGATAGGGCGAGGACCACGCAGGAAGTCGATCGCGCAGCGACCGTTGAGGCGAACCGTCAGGCGGCTCAGGAAGGCGAAGTGCGCCGCGCCTGGATTAAGGATGTTCTCTTCAAGCGCCCTCTGCCGAAGGACACGGCGCTCCTGGAAATGCCCGTCATCTACAACCAAGCCCAGGTGTCCGTCGCATCGCAGGCGAAGGGCCGCGCGCTGGTCAACTTCGATGACATGGGCTTCGGGCTCACGATGTCAGCCGCGCAGGCGGCTAAGGCACGCCTTGCGTGGTGTATCGGTGTCCTCGAGGGTGGCATGGGCCGTGATTACTGGCGCAGCCGCAACGGTGAGCGCTTTGACAGCCTCGTTCAGCTGTACCTGCGGACCTTGGAGCGCTGGGGATACACCCTCGGTGAGGGTGAGGAGGCGTTCTGCGAGAAGGTCGAGGCTGCCCCCGCAGTCGTCACCTGGGGACCGCGCGCTGGGGAGGTGTACTGATGAGCGCCGAGGATTCAACGCTGGTGGTCGTGGCTCGGGCGGCCTTGGAGGGGGCGCTGCGTGCGGCCCTGCCGCATGTGGCGCGCAAAATTCCCGAGGATGCCCCAGACAATGGCGCGGGCCTGCTGCGCCTGGCCGTCGTCCAGGATTGCGTAATGGTGCTTGCCTCGGCGATTGATCGTAAGCGCGCGATCGCGGTGCGGTTCACCGTTTTGGATGGGGATAGCTACGGGGATGGCGTGAAGTCGATGTGGCTGCGCCGCTCTGCTGTTGAGGCGTTGGCGACGTTCCTCGCGGGGTCTCCCGTCGAGAGGGTGAGCCTCCTCCTCGATGAGAGGGAGGGCGTCACTGTCCAGGAGACGGGTGTCTTGTATGGGCCTCAGATGGCGCGTGTCGCCCCGGCGGCTGAGCCGATGGATGAGGACCGCGTTGACGCGGCGCGCCTTCTGCTGGATGGAGCGCATGGGGTCCTCTATCAGGATGCGGCCGTGGAGATGGACCCGGCTGTTGTCCGCACGTTCGCTGCGTCGGCTGCGGCCTGGCAGATACCTCTGCGTGTTCGTGTCGGGGACGGTTACGGGCGGTCCTCGTTCATCTGGGGCACAGACGCGTGCCTCGGCTGGTCCGCTGGATCAGCACTGCTCCAGGGGCCAGTGACGGGTGAGCTTCTCTACGACGGGCCGTCGATCCCATACCTGGAGGCTGCGTTGCTTCCCCCTGTGCCTGTGGGGAGCGTTAGCGAGCCAGCGGGGCTTCGCGTCTACGAGGGAGGGGAAGGACTGTGAGTGAAGAACTCCTCGCCGAAATCGAGCGCGCGAATCACATCCGTGCCCTTGAGCGTGAGCTGTACAGGGTTCATGCGCATGCGATCAAAACGGCGTCCGCCATGATCGATGTCGGCGCTGACATCGCCGAGAAGTACGCGCAGACGCCCGAGCAGCGCATGAGCATCCGCAGGGCCATCGGTGCCGTCGTCGACGAGCTCATCGACGGCCTCTACCCGCAGGCAGGAGAAGAACGCGATGAATGACGCTGCCATTGCCCCGCTCTGGGAGATCGGTCCCTTCGATCTGCCCCAGGCGGACATGCTCTCGCTCAACGGCCGCGCTGACCGCCGTACTCTCTCCCCGCGGATTCGGACACTGCGCATGCAAGCCAGAGTGATGGCCCGTGCGGCCCACTGCCCGACCTTCATGCGAGGGCGCCTCGTCGCGTGGGTTCGTTTCCCGGACGGCCGCCGCCGCGACCTCCACAACTACATGCCCACCCTCAAAGCCCTCGTGGACGGGCTTGTGGACGCCGGATTGCTCCCGGACGACGACGCGCGTCACCTGCAGGGCCCGGACATGCGCCTCGACCCCCGCCACACCAACAAGCGCATGGGCATCCCCATGTGCTCCATCCGATTCACCGTCATGCCATTCGAAGAAAGACCGCCGACCCCACACTCCGCTGGACACAGTCCGGCTCCGCCGTCGCTGACTTCACGGTGGCCTCCACCCCGCGAACCTACGACCGTAACGCCGGCGAATGGCGCGACGGCGACACCCTCTTCATGCGCTGCTCCGTGTGGCGCGATGTCGCCGAGAACGTCGCCGAGTCGCTGCGTAAGGGCATGCGCGTGATCGTCGTCGGCCGCCTCACCCAGCGCTCCTACGAAACGCAGCAGGGCGAGCGCCGTACGGTCGTTGAGATGCAGGTCGACGAGGTCGGCCCCTCCCTGCGCCGCGCCCGCGCGCAGGTCATCCGGCACCCCGCAGCTGACGGCGGGGCAGGATACCCGCCCCCGCCTCCACCTGCGTCCACCCAGCCCGCCCAGACAACGCAGCAGGCCACGCAGGCGCCGCAGGCACCGCAGCAGCCCGCGCCCCGCCAGCCTCCTACGCAGGAGGACCCCTGGGCGCGCCAGGCCTCACAGCCAGCTGCGAACTACGCAGCGTGGGAACCCCCGTTCTGATGGAACGGTACTGCCCGGACTGTGGCGTCGTGCTCGCTGCGGGGCATGCGCGCTGCAGGCCGTGCTTCCTCAGGCTTGAGGCTGAGTATCAGCGAAAAACCGAGCGCGACTGGATGCGCAGGAACTTCCCGGAGCACCGGCCCCGGGATCTGTTCCCAGAGGACTACTGGGAACCAGCGGAAATCAAGAACACAAGCGTGAAGGAGGGCAGGTAATGGCCTGGGTCCGAGTCGGCGACGAAGCGCTGAGCCACCCTAAGCTCATGGCGCTGTACGACATCGAGGGAGCGGAGGACATCTCGATCATCGAAATGTTCGGCTTCCTCATGGCTCTCGCGACCTACTCGGCCAAGCACTTGACAGACGGAATTATCGAGAGGGGCGCGTGCTTCCGCGACGGCGAGCGCTCGCGGGTTGTGCGCCTCATCGATGCGGCGGTGGCCGCAGAGCTGCTCACATGGGTTGAGGTGGACGGGGCGCGCAAGTTGCGCTTGTTCACGGATGAGGAATTCATTCACATTCAGCCTCGCGAGGAGGTCATGCGTCGCCGCGCACGGTCGCGGGAAAACCGCGACAAGGATAAGAAAGCTGCGGTCATCTACAGGGACGGCGATCAGTGCCGTTACTGCGGGAAGATCGTGCGTTGGACAGGACCAATCGGTCTCAACTTGGGCACGCTCGATCACGTGGACCCGGACTCGCTGGGGGACGCCCCGGTCGAGGGTCTTGTGGTCGCTTGCCATGAGTGCAACTCGTCGCGCGGTCACGCGCGCGAAGCGTTCGACGCGGCCTCGCCGCTGCGTCCTGTCCCGTCCACGCCCTATTACGGGGTGTGGTCGGCCGAGTTCTTAACCAGGTACGGATACGACGCTGCGCCGTCCGTGGATCCGGGCACGCCTGTTGACCCCGCCTCAGAGACACCCACGAGGGGCGTTCTCCCGGGCCGAGGGACCAGCGAGCCTGTCGAACCCGGGCGCGGCTCCAGCGGCCCTGAGCTGACCGCTGTGCGTGACCCCGGCGCGTCCGAGAGACGCGCGTCCGAGGGTCCGCGTATTCGACCTAGTTCGGACTCAAGTCCGAACTCCGGTTCGACATCGAAGGGTATCAGGTCGAATACTCTCGGGTCGGGTAGGGACGGGACGGGCCGGGACGGGACGGGCCAGGCCAGGCAGGGGCGGGACAGGCCAGGACGGGCAGGCAGGCGCACCTCGGCAGCAGAGCGCTAAGCGGAACCGTAGAAGGAGAAGGCGATGATGGTCGGCTGTTGCTGCGTTGAGGAGGAGCCGTGCTGAACCGCGTGTGCTTGTCCGGGTGTACCTCGCCTGGTGAGCATCTTCCTGACTGCCAGGAAGACTCGTGCCGGGGCTGCGCCCCGAGTCCGGCTTACGTCGGTGTCTTGTGTGCCCGCTGCTGGGGGAGACTGCAGGCCGTCGTGCGCACGATGCCGGCACTCGTCGACGAGCTGATGGGCGGGGACGACGCGCCCTCGGTGGTCTCATCCTCTGGCGGTGGTCGCCCGCCTGGCTCGTCCTCGCTGTACCCGCAGCAGCGAGCAGCGGCCGACGAGCTCGCGGCGGCGCTGGCCTCGTGGTGCATCCAGGCAGGCGAGCATATCGGCGTGGAGGCTCCTCGGCCGTCCGGCCTGTGGTGGTCGAGTCCTGGTCGCAAGATCGACTCGGAGACGGGCGAGGCCTACCTCGTCGAGGCAAAGCCGGTCGGCATCCGTGTACCTGCGGCGCTGACTGAGCTTGTGCGGTGGATTGATCCTCTGCTCGACCGTGTCGCGGCCGCACCGTGGGCACCCGAGATGCTTGCCGACCTGGCCAGGCTCGACGCCGGTGCACGCGCGAGGTGGGCAGTCGAGGAACCGGAGCGGCGCGTGCAGGATATTGCGTGCCCGTCATGCAACGCCTACTCGCTCGTGGTCACGCCCGTGCGAGTCGTCGGCGGGCAAGAGCAGGTCACCTGCTCGCGTATCTCCTGTGGGCGTGTCCTGTCCTCCCAGGACTGGGAACGCCTGCGCGCCTGGTCGGTCCTGGTCGCTCGCATGTCAGCAAAGACCGAGGAGACCTCGGCATGATCGTGGCGGGGGAGGAATGGGAACGACAGTGCGATGTGCCGAAACATGTCCCCGGCCTCCCCGCGTCAACGGTCCGGGTGTGGGCGGCTGCGGGCCGGGTACGGTCGGTCAAGGTCGGCGGCTCCGTATGGGTAGCAATCGAGGACGTGATAGCTGCTGCGGCATCGTCGCGCCGCCGCTGCACGACACGACACGCGAACCAGGTGAAGGTTGATTGACAGCGACGCATGGCAGTTGTAACATTCGTGCCAACGGCAGAAGTGTCGAACAAGCCCCGAGGCGGATAACCGCCCGGGGCTTTCGCGTACCCGCCGGACACGGCGAGCTCCGAGAGGATGAAGCGTCATGGCGTGGTCATCGAGCGATCGCGCGTCGCGGCTCCCGCCTGACTGGGACGAGCGCCGCGCCTTCGTCCGCGCCCGCGCAGGCGGCAGGTGCGAAGCGCTCCTGCATGACGGGACGCGCTGCCCTGCAGCTGGTGCCGAGTGCGACCACGTCACACCAGGTGATGACCACCGAGCGACGAACTTGCAGTGGTTGTGCTCGTGGCATCACAAGCGCAAGACTCGGCGAGAAGCCGCGGCCGCGTTAGCAGCAGAGCGGGCACGAAACGCCCCGCGCAAGCGCAAGCATCCCGGCCTCATCGACTAGACCCCCACCGGGGACCCCCTCCCCCACCACCCCAAACACCGGCAAGAGCTGTAGTTTTTTGTTTGTACGGGTCTGGGGAAATAACAACCGGCGAAAACCCTTGCTGGCTCAACGCAAACGCCGGATGGTGGGGTGAGGGCGTGGGAGAATTTAGAGGGGCGCGAGAATGCCGTGCTGGAACACGTCGCCGGTGACGGTGATGTACCTACCCTGGGAGTAGAACTCTATTCGCTGCCCGCGCCAGGTGCGCTTGAAGCCGCGCTGCGGGGCGGCGGTCCCCCAGATGTGCAGGCCTCGCCCCGAGGGTGAGACCTCGACGTAGGACCCCTCGTAGTACGCGAGCAGCGTGCGCGTGGCTTCGTTGGGGATGCCGTGCTCGTCAAGGCAGTTGTCGAGGTCGATGCAGCCGATGCCGTCGCCGAGGACGAAACCGAGGGGTGCGCCGGTGGCGCTCGCGGACTCGAAGCTGCTCCAGGTCGTCGGGTCGGTGACGGAGGCCCACGCGCCCGTGCGCGCGCACACGGGTCGCTTGTGGGCGTGGTTGACCCATCGGGGGCGGCTGGTGAGCGCAGCGGGTAGCCCGCTCGCAGCTTCGGCATGGGTGGCGCGGTGGTGGGTAACTCGGCAGCGAGTCGAGCAGAAGCGCGCGTCGGAGCGTGCCCATGCTTTGAGCTGACGTCCGCAGTGTTCGCACGTTTTCATATCTCTTATTGTAACGCTTATTTCGTTGATTTTACGGGCTTTGAGTGGGGGTGATCTGGGTGGCTGGTCGTGGTCCGGCGCCGAAGCCGCAAGGCTCGCGGGCGCGTCGCAACAAGGACCCCCAGGTGCTTCGGATCATCACTGCGCAGCCGGTCGAGCAGCCGTCGCTGCCGGTCATTGAGCAAGTCGTGCTCGACGAGAACGGCAAGCCGAGGAAGAAGCGCTTTACGTGGCCAATGGTCACGCGGCGCTGGTGGAAGATGTGGGGGGAGTCCCCACTGTCCGCCGAGTACACGGAGACAGACTGGTCTTTCCTCCTGGACACCGCGTACTTACACGCTTTGTACTGGAAGGGTGATTTTCGCGTGGCCGGCGAGCTGAGGCTGCGGGTAGCGAAGTTTGGCGCGACCCCCGAGGACCGCGCCCGGCTCCGGATTCAGTTCGCGGTCGCGGACAACCTCGAAGACGACGCCGACACAGCCGACGGTGACGCGGCGCCCGTCTCTGCGCGAGCGCGGAGACGGCAGAAGAAGCTGAGGGCGGTGTAACAGTGCCGTGGACGCCGATCGACGAGGATGATGAGTTCCCGACGCTCGGGTACGACGTCGCGGATTGGATGACAGCCTATCTGCTTACTCCCGATAAGGACGGGGACGAGCAGATCCCGTTCGTGCCCACGCAAGAGCAGCTCGACTTCCTGGTCGCGGTCTACGAGCTGGACCCGACCACAGGCCGCCGCGTCAAGCAGCGTGCGGTGCTGTCGAGGCCTCGTGGATGGGGCAAGTCGCCGTTTCTCGCGGCGATCTGCTGCGCCGAAGCGCTCGGCCCTGTCCTGTGCGACGGCTGGGACGCTGAGGGGCAGCCGGTCGGTGTGCCCTGGGCGACGCGGCGTACACCAATCGTCCAGGTCACGGCCACAACCGATGACCAGACGGCGAATACCTGGGATCCGCTGCTGGAGATGCTGCGGGGGTCCCCCGCCGAGTCGGAGTACTGCCTCGACCCTATGGATTCCTTCGTTGCCCTGAGGCGCGGCCGCATCGAGAAGCGCACGTCCTCGGCGACATCCGTCAAGGGTGCGAAGGCCGTCATGGCGGTCATGGATCAGACGGAGACGTGGCTGCCGGGGAACGGCGGGCCGAAGCTCGCGAAGACCCTGCGTTCGAACGCGGACAAGCTTGGCGGATTGACTATTGAGACGCCGAACGCTTACACGATCGGGGAACGCTCGGTCGCGGAAACAACGGCGCGATTCTACGAGCTGTTGAAGGCCGGGAAGGTCAAGAAGGAAGCCGCTCGCGGCCTCTACTATGACCATCGGCAGGCGCCGCTTGACACGGACATCGCGGATCGTGAGTCTCTCATCGAGGGCCTGCGGATCGCCTACGGCGACTCGGCCAAGGATCCGCGTGGCTGCGCGATCCATGATCCAGAGTGCGGGCCCGGCTGGGTGGACCTCGAACGCATCGCCGATAGCTTCTGGCACCCGGATAACGATCCGGCGGACATGTGCGCGGACTTCCTCAACCAGATCAACAGCGCGTCCGATGCCTGGCTGACAATGCCGGAGCTTCGCGCGATCGAGGACCACACGAAGCAGATCAGCTCGACGGAGCCGATTACGCTCGGCTTCGACGGGTCGGAAGGTCGCAAGATCGGCATAGCCGATGCGACCGTCCTGATCGGCTACTCCATCACCCAAAAGCACCTATTCAAGGTCGGGATCTGGACACAGCCAGACGGACCAGCGGGCGAGGGGTGGCAACCGCCGCGCCTGGAGATCGAGCAGACCGTGCGCGAGGCCTTCGAACGGTACAACGTCGTGGGCTTCTACGCGGACCCGTCGGCGGGCTGGGCGCAGGACGTGAAGGCATGGGAGGCGCGCTACTCGCGTCGCCTGCGCGCGAAGATCAGCGCGGCCGAGCCGATCCGCTACCCGCAGCGCAACGTCTCTCAGACGTGCGAGAACTTCGCTCAGCTGCTCTCCGCGATCCACCAGGGACTAATCACCTACGACGGTGACCCGACGATGACAGCGCACTTCCTCAGCGCGAGGAAGTCCCCGCGACAGGCGGGCTACGTGCTAGTCAAGCCTGCGGACGATCAGGATTATTCCAAGATCGACGCGGCCTGGGGCGCGATGTTCGCGTATAAGGCTGGCCTCGACGCGGTTGGTAAGGGCGCGGCCAGGCCGACGGCGCGCCGCGCGCCGCGCCGACTCTACTAACACGCACTGGGGAAGGAGGCCCCACCTCATGACGAAAACGCCCGAGGAGTGGCTCGCCTACCTAACTGCAAAGATGGACAAGGAGCGTCCGCGAACGGATCTCCTGCGTTCGTACACCAACGGGTCATCTCCCCTGCCGGAGATGGGCCCGAATCTCGCCAAGGCGTGGCTGAAGTTCCAGCGTCGCGCGCGCACTAACCCGGGCAAGCTTGTCGTGTCCGCGCTCGCTGACAGGCTCATCCCCAACGGGGTGACGGTCGGAGCCAGCGAGGACAGCCCCGCAGCGCAGGCGGCCGCGCGCATCTGGCGCGACAACCGCCTCAAAGTGGTCTTCTCGGACGCGATCTGGGACGCGGCAACACTTGGGCGCGGCTACCTCCTGGTCACCCAGGACGAAGACGGCCGCGCATGCGTCACCTACGAGCGGCCCGAACACATGTATGTGGAGCCGGACCCGGTGCGGCCGTGGCGTGCGCTCGCGGCCGTGAAGGTCTGGCGAGACCAGGCCGCTGGCCTCGACCACCTCGTGATGTGGACGCCGGGCCTGCGCATGTCCTATACGCGGTCGGCATACGACAAGTCGCGACAGCTGATCTCCCGTGTGGCCGGGGAATGGCGACTCGACCTCGGCGGCGTCCAGCCCTTCGAGGGCGTGCCGCCGGTTGTGGTTCTCGAAAACAGGTTCGGGATGGGCGAATTCGAACATGTCCTGGACCTGATCGACCGCATCAACTGGCAAACTCTGCAGAGGCTGGTCATTATCAGCATGCAGGCGTTCCGCCAGCGAGCGCTCAAGTCTGCTGAGGGGTCGGCTGGCCTGCCTGCTGAGGATGAGTCCGGGAACACGATCGACTACCAGGCAATCTTTGAGCCCTCGCCCGCAGCTCTCTGGGAGCTGCCCCCGGGCGTAGAAATCTGGGAGTCCTCGCAAACACAGATCACAGAAATCTTGAACGCCACGAAGGACGACTGGCGGGAATTGGCGGCCGAGACGGCAACGCCGATCTCGATCATGCTCCCGGACTCCGCCAACCAATCGGCAGCGGGAGCTGAGCAACCGCAGAAGGCTCTCCTATCCAAGGCAGGTGACAGGATCGAGCGCTTCAAGCCCGCGCTCGCCTACCTCATCGTCAAGGCGCTCGCGGTCGAGGGATACACGCTGGACGAGGCAGAGACCGTGGAGGTCCTGTTTGTGCCGCCGCATGCTGTCTCCCTCACGGAGAAGTACGCGGCGGCCGTCCAGGCGCGCAATGCTGGCGAGGCACTGGAAACGATTCAGCGGAATATCCTCGGGTACTCGCCTGAACAGATCGCGCAGGACAAGCAGCGCCGGGCAGAAGAGCAGCTGGCGCTAGCGTTCTCCCTGCAGGACAGGCAAAACCAAGCGCCGACAACACCGACCCCATAGGGCGTCTGGTGATCTGGTGAGGAGGCTGACGTGACTGACCTGGACACGCTCAACCGCCTCGCCGAGGCGTACGACAGCCAGGTCCACGCAATCCGCCAGCAAATCACGGCCTTCGGCCAGGCATACTGGGACTCTCTCCCTCACTACAGGGCCAGTGCCGTCGAGGACATGATTGAGGCGGTCACCCCTAGGGTGGCAGCGGGCCAGCTCCGTATAGCGGATTTGACGCGCGCGTACCTCGCCCAGTGTGCCAGCGAACTCGGCTGGAACGTGGTCCTCCCACCCATCGACCAGGACGAGATACGCGGCGCTCGCGGCGTAGACCCGCGCGTCGTCTATCGTCGCCCAGCTGTTGACGTGTACACCGCGCTCGCGGCTGGCAAGCCTCTGCCGCAGGCTGCGGCTGAGGGGCGGCTGCGGTTGACGCAGTTGATCGGTGGGGACATGCAGCTGGCGAAGGTGCATGCGTCTCGGCAGTCGATGCGGGGCTACCCCGAGGAGGGCCAGTTCTACCGGCGTGTCCTGACGGGGCGCGAGAATTGCGCCCTCTGCGTGGTCGCGTCAACGCAGCGCTATTACCGTGGTGACCTACTACCGATTCACCCGGGATGCGACTGTGGGGTGCAGCCTCTTCCTCCGGGCCTGGCGGTCAATCAGGTGATCGACGAAGACTTGCTCGAACAAGTCCACCAGATCACGGCGGACCGCCTTGGCGTCTCTGACCGGGGTGGGCGCACTCCGGATTATCGGAAGCTCTTGACGGTCAGCGAACACGGCGAGTATGGGCCAACGCTGTCATGGGCACAGCCCAAGGCAAAGCCTAAGCCCAAGGCGGGGGAGTCTGAGCCGCCTAAGCCTCCCAAGCCCCCGAAGAAGACCGCAGCACAACCGCCGGACGACTCCGATCGTTTAAAGCGCCTGATGAGCGTTTCTGCCGAAAAATGGCATAAGACGCTTCAGTACGAGGGTGGGGACGTGACAGGGATTCCCGGAGAATTCCTGTATCCGGGGCATGGGGACGGACGGGTGTTCATCCCGGCAGTTTCGGCCAGAAAACCGCCCAGTGAGCATGAGGTGCTCACGGCGCTGCGCCTCGCGGAAACGGGAATGGACGTGCTGTTCCGCGTTGATTCGCGCGAAGAAGGTGCGAAGAACCCAGACGCGGAAATGAATCAGCAGGTCTGGGAATTCAAAGCACCCACGGGGGAAGGCAAGAACACCATCGACTCGCAGATGAAGCGAGCGGGGAAACAAGCTGAACGCCTGGTCCTCGATCTGCGCCGTAGCAAACTCGACGATAGGGAAGCGATCGGGGATATTCGGCAGGGTATGCAGGGTCGTCATCTTACCCAAGTGATTGTCATAGATCATGCAGGAAATATTGTCCACATTCCATGAGTGTGGTACCCTAGTGGCGAGGACATTAGGCAGCCCCTTCGGGCAGCCGGGGTGTCCTCACTTCATATAGCTCAAATTCACCGGCCATGGGCGCAATGCCCGGGTCGGTTTTTGATACCCCAACCAGTAGCCCCCAGCCGTAACGGTGTGGGGGCTTTTGTGTACCCGGAATGGGAGGAATCACCATGAAGAACCACCTGAAGCACCGTCCTTACCTTCGCTTCGTCGATGCCCCGTCCGCAGAGGCGGGAGGGGATGCGACGTCCGCGCAGGAAACCACCGCAGCGGCCGCTGAGGATACGGCCAAGCAGGTTGACTGGGAGGCTGAGGCGCGGAAGTGGAAGGAGCTGTCCCGCAAGAATGAGTCTCGGATGAAGGAGAACGCCGAAAAGGCGCGCCTCTATGACGAGGCTCAGGAGCAGGGCAAGTCTGAGCTGCAGAAGGCTCTCGATAAGGCTGCGCAGGCTGAGGACCGCGCCGCCGCGCTTGAATCCAAGGTGCTGAGGGCGCAGGTAGCCGCAGCCAAGGGGGTGGACGCGGACCTGCTATCAGGGTCCACGCAGGAGGAGCTGGAAGCGTCGGCGGATCGTCTGCTGGCGTGGCGAGGCGCGCAGGTCCCCAAGGGTGCTCCAGCGACGGATGCGGGGGTTCGTGGTGAGGAAATCAGGGCTGCTAAGCAGCTCACCAGGGATGACCTCAAGAAGATGTCTCCCTCAGAGATCATCAAGGCCCGTAAGGACGGGCAACTGAACAACATCATGGGCATCGCATAAGCGGGCCAAGAAAGGACAGAAAATGACTCTGCAGCACTTCATTCCGGAGCTGTGGTCGGCCAGTATCCTTGAGAACTTCCGTCGCGACACGGTGCTCGTCGGAATGGCCAACCGTGAATACGAGAAGGCCTTCACCGCGGGCTCGAAGATTCACATCCCCGGAATTGTGGATATCAAGGCAAAGGATTACAAGACCGGCGCAGTCACTGGGACTGGCGGTGTTAAGGTGCCGCGCACGACCATCCCCGATGCCGTGGAGTCCACGGGCATCGAGATCACCATTGACCAGGAGAAGGCGTTTGACTTCCTGGTCGACGACATCGACGCCGCGCAGGCGAACCAGTCTCTCGACGCCTACACCAAGTCGGCGGCGGCAGCACTCGTTGAAGACGCGGAGACCTTCCTGACCGCGATGCTGGCATCAAAGGGCACAGCGGTGACGGGAATCGCGAACCCGACGAACTGGGAAACAGCATACGCCGCGATCCTGAAGCTGCGCGGCAAGCTCTCGGACGAGAAGATCCCCGCCATGGACCGCGTGCTCCTGATCAACGCGGCCTTCGAAGAGTTCCTCCTCTCTGACGGGTCGAAGCTCACCAGCTTCGACAAGTCGAACATGACCACTGGTCTCCGCGAGGCGGCTATCGGTCGTCTCCTGGGCTTCGACGTGGTAACGAGCCCCTGGCTCGATAACACGAAGCCCATGGCGATCGGCTTCCACAAGCCCTCCGTGGCCTACGTGTCCCAGGTCGAGAAGACCGAGAGCATGCGTGCGGAACAGACCTTCGCGGATCGAGTCCGCGGCCTGCACGTCTACGGCGGCGCAGTCCTGCGCCCCAAGGCAGTTCAGGTCTTCAAGGCCTCGTGATGAAGGTCAAGGGAGACAACGGGATCGAGTTTGAGCTCGCGGACGAGGTCGCCACGGCAATGATCACGGCGGGCCTCCTCGAGGAGGCCGTACCCGACAGTGACCCGCCTGAGCAGGAGCCCGCCAAGAAGTCCAAGAAGTAAAGGAAGGCGAACATGAGCGCACCTCTCGTCGACCTCGAGGACATCGAGGCGGCCCTCGGACGTACGCTCAGCGACGAGGAGAAGCCCCGCGCGCTCTTCGTCGCGGACAAACTCTCCGCCGCGTTCAGGCAGCGTGCGCGTCAGTCCTTCACGGTCGAGACGTATGTACACCGCCTGAAGGTGGACGTCGGTGGCCGGGTGTTCCCCACCCGGGCGCCTCTCGTGGAGGTGCTCGCCGTCTTCACTGACGAGGGGGCGCCCGTCGCGTACGAGAAGCGGCATGGGCACCTCTTCGTGCGAGCGTGGTGCAGTGACTTCGTGGTCGTCACCTACACGGCGGGTCTCACCGAGGTCCCCGTAGCGGTGAGACTCCAACTCGCGGACAGCGTACGCCGGGTCCTCCTCATCCCTGACACCGCAGCCCAAGGGGCAACGCAGGCAACGGACACGACCGGCCCATTCACCCAGACCAGGCAGTACGCCACCTGGGCGGTGGGCGGTCAGGCTCTCCTCTCCCCCGACGACCAGGCGCTCGCGGACGCTTACCGTCCGCGCCGCGCCGGGCACGTGTGGGTGATGGGGGGCGGCTGACGTGATGGAGGGGTGGAAGATTCCCGTCCAGGTCGAGGGGCGCGTTCGCCGTGACGAGGACGGTTACCTCGTCGAGGAGTCTGCGTCTCGCCTCATCGCGGGGTGCCTGATCGCCCCGGGGCAGTTCACGGTGCCGGGCTTGCTTGATCAGGCAGCCTCCGAGCGGGCCGACGAGACCGCGACGCTTTACCTGCCTCGGGGGGTGACGCTCAGCGTCGGGGACGTTATCCGCGTCCCGGCTGAGCATCCTCTCGGCGGGACATGGTCGGTGGAGGAGCCGTCCTCGCCGTGGCCACGCGGCACGGCGGTCGTGATCTCACGGAGGTGACAAGTGGCAGTCAAACTCGTGAGAAATAACCTGTCGATTGAGGCGCTCCTGCAGTCCGAGGCGATCAGCCGCGCGATGGTCAGTGAAGCCGAAGCGGTGCGCGCTGCGGCAGCAGCAGCGGCCCCGAAACGGGACCGCGTGCTCGCGGAGTCGTACAAGGTCGAGGCCGTGATGGCGGAAGTGCCGACGCGCCGAAACGGCACGTCACGCAGAGCTGCAGGCCGAGTCACCAATGATGCCACGCACGCAGTGCCCGTGGAGTTCGGGCACTTCACCAAAGACGGGCGCCGCGTCCCGGCCCAGCGCACGCTCGGGAAGCTCGCAGGATCCAAGAGCGCACGAAGGAGGGGCAAGTGACGTACACGGATCCCGTCCAAGTACTCCGGGACGCGATCACTCGGGCGACGGGGGTCAAGACGGTGCGAGTACTCCAGGAGGGAAGCCTCCCGGACACCTGGCCGATGCCGCTCGTCCACGTCTACGCGATCCAGAGCCAGGACCTCGATTACGAGCGTGTCTCCTCGATCGCCGTCGACGTGTACGCCAAGACCCCCACGGGTCACGGCGGCGTCGGCGCGGAGGCGCTCGCGGACCAGGTCGCGGATGTGTTGTCTGATCGTCCTGTGGTGGGGGCGTCTGGGTGGGTTGACACGGTCGACGTGTCATCGCGGCTGGGTGTTCGCGCTGCTTATGGCGTCGTTGAGGTGGTGGGCCTCAGCGTTGATGCCACTCACAGGCCCACCGACTAACCACTGATTTGGAAGGAGGGCTGATATGGCTAATACGACCATTGAGGCTCTGAAGAAGAAGCACAACAAGTCGAAGAACGTCAGGAAGGCACTCAATGTCCTGGCATTCGTTGCGCCGCTTACGGCGGCTGTCCCGGATGCCCTGACGGATGCTGGGGGCGCTTTGAAGGAGATCCCGGCTGAGTGGACGCCACTGGGCATTTTCACCACCGATGGTGGTGAAATCGCCCCCGATGTGACCGTGGACGACGTCGACGGCCTGGGGTATGCCGAGCCGGTCCGCTCTGACCTGACCAAGGCATCTAAGACGATTAAGCTCAACATTTTTGAGCTTTTCCGCAAGGAGATGCTCTCTTTGACTCACGGCATTGACCTCTCGCAGGTCAAGGCGAACACGACCACGGGAGAAGTGGTCTTCGATGACCCGCTCCTCCCTGCGATCCCCGAGAAGCGCCTCCTGATCATCGCGGCGGATGGTCCCGCGGATGACGAGTGGTTGATGGGCTGGTGCTTCACCAGGGCCAAGCTCGTCTCCATGCCGACGATCCCCCTGAAGGCCACGGACCCCATCACCGGGGACTTGGAGTTCAAGGCGTTCGCAGACGAGACCGCAGGAACCGCTTGCCGTAACTACTACGGCGGGTCCGCGATGCTCAAGCACCGGGATATCACGGGATTCGAGGCCGCATGAGCTGCGGGCACGGCCGGGGCTGTTCTCCCCCCAGCCGTGCCCGCCAACCTCCAGTGGAGAACGCAGACACGAGAAGGCAATAGGCATGAAGACGAAGACATTCCAGAAGGAAATCACCACGGCAGACGGGGACAAGGTCGTGCTCGAGCGCACCACCGACGACGCGGCAGACGCGGTGACCCTGCTTGCCCAGGGATGGGCAGAAAAGACGCAGGCGACGCTGCCCGAACCCCCCGCCAGCACCAAGCCCCGCCCCAACAACTGAAAACCGTCACAAAGGAGAACACAAAATGTCCGACAAGATCACCCCGACCCTCACCCTTACGGGCCTGAACAAGATGGACGGCGCTGCGGAGGCGACGCCGTTTACGTTCGGCATCGCTGACAAGATCATTAAGTTCCCGGACCCGCTGGGCCTCAGCCCCGCCGAGGGTGAGGCCCTCCTGGTGGACCTCTCCGGTGGCAAGCGAGCCACGGAGATCATCAAGAACTGGCTGAGCGAAGAGGACGCGGAGATCGTCCTCAAGCGTCTGACGCTCCGCCAGATGGTCCTCCTCATTAAGGCCGCGTCGTCGCATTACGAGGCGTCGCTCGGCAATGCGGGGGAAGGGAGCGCCTCTACGACCGCTTGAGCCGGTACGAGAGGCAGATCGTCGCAGATATCGCGGAGCAGGGCTGGGACGCCTACGCCCTGTTCCGTGCCAGACGCTACCGTTTCCTGCTCACGCTGATCGACGCGCTCCCGCCGACGAGCCGCACGGTCGCGGCAATGCTCAACGACCCCGAGGTCGCGCTAGAAACCGCGCGCGCGATCGCCGAAGCCGAGGACGAAGACTCGACGGAGGCACAGCTACGCGCCCAAACCCCCGAGGTGCGGGTCATGCAGGACATTTTCGACCTGCTCGTCTCCGCCTTCGGGGGCAAGGAAACCTACCCCAGGCCTGAGAGCCTCACCGAGATTGCGCTCGACGAAGCTCGGACAAATGTTCGAGACGCCAACGCTCGCAGGGCGCTCGCGGCTCTCATGCCGGGGTGGAGTCCACAAGAAACCTGAATAGCTACCTGTAGGAGGGCGCATGTCTGGTGTGTATCAGGCCGGAACGGTCTACGTCGATGTGGTGCCCTCGATGAAGGGCTTCTTTAAGAGCATCGAGAACGCGACTGCCTCGCAGATCCCGCAGGCGGCGTCCGACGCGGGCAAGAAGTACGCGGAGAAGTTCAAGGAGCAGGTCTCTGCCTCGGGCAAGGACCTCGTTAACGCGATCGCTGACCCGCTGGGCAAGTCGACGGCGCGCCTGCGTCAGGAGGCCGCCAACACTGGTGCAGCCCTGCAGGAGGCGCACGCACAGGTTGCCAAGTCCGCGTCGGCGCTCGCGAAGGCGCGCGGCGAGGAGGAGACCGCGGCGACTGCGGTGGAGCGCGCGGAGCGTGCGCTTGCTGCAGCGCGGTCCAGCTCGTCTGCTGACTCGGCGGCTGTTGCTCGTGCGGAGTCGGCGCTGGCCTCGGCGCGCGAGGCGTCGGCTGCAGCGAACCGGAAGGCTGACCAGGCCTCGGCTGATCACGCGGACGCGCTGAAGAAGGAGAAGGTCGCGTCCGACAGCGCTCGCGTGGCGACCGAGGCACTGGAACAGCGGGTTGCGAAGGCCCCCACCGGGTGGGAGCGCTTCAAGACGTCGATGAAAGAATGGGTGCGCGAGGCCGATAACGTCGAGCGCGAGGCCCGCGAGGTGGACTCCTCTCTTGGGCGTGTAGGCTCGGGAGTCTCCTCGCTCGGGGGATTCGTGACCTCGGCGCTAGGTCCGCTCGCGCTGCTGGGCGCGGCCGTCGGCATCGGTGGTTTCGCGTCCGAAGCGATCGCTGCGTCCGACGCGACGAACAAGTTTGCGGACACGCTGCGGTTCGCGGGCATCGATGATTCCAAGATCAAGGAGCTTGGGGCCTCCGCTCAGGAGTACGCCGACCGCACGGTCTATGACCTTGCGGACATTCAGGGCATCACGAGTCAGCTCGCGGCCAACGGCGTGGACGGCTTCGACCGTCTTGCGGAGGCTCTCGGCAACGTCAACGCTGTGTCTGGTGGCACGGCCGACACGTACAAGAGTCTGGGCCTGGCCCTCGTCCAGGTCAACGGCGCTGGGAAGTTGCAGACCCAAGACTGGAATCAGGTGGCCAACGCCATTCCAGGCGCGTCCGGCAAGATCCAGCAGGCGCTGTCCGATATGGGGGCTTACACGGGTAACTTCCGTGAGGCCATGGCGCAAGGCCAAATTAGCGCCGAGGAATTCAACCAGGCGCTCCTGCAGCTCGGCTTTGATGACGTCGCGGTCGCGGCGGCCTCGGATGTGTCTCGCATCGAGAACGCCGCCGGGAACCTCCAGGCGACGATTGTCGGCGGCTTCAAGGACATGATCGACCTCGCGAAGCCGCAGCTAACAGCGTTCATGACGTGGCTCTCCGATACGCTCGGAGCGGGCTTCGATTGGATCAAGACGACGGCGGTGCCGTCGATCCAGGGCATCTGGGATATCCTCGCCAACGGAAACTTCTCGGGGCCGATCTTCGGCCTCGAAGAGGACAGCGGACTCGTTGACTTCCTGTTCAACCTGCGTGATGCGGGCATGGCTGCGTGGGAAATGCTCAAGTCCGGGTGGAGTGCGGCGACGAACCTCGCGTCTGCGTTCGCTCCGCTCGCCAAGAGCGTGTGGGACCTCGTGTCCTCGTTCGGCGGTGACGGCCCGTCGGTGATCCAGCAGACTGCGGATGCGCTCAAGAGCGTGTTTGACTGGGTCGCGGCGAACACGGACGTAGTAGCGCCGCTGATTGTGGCGGTGACCGCCGGCACGGCAGCGTTCAAGGGGATGAGCGCAGCGATGGGCGCGATCAACGCCGTGAAGGCGGCAGGCGGCCTGCTGCAGTTCGTCAAGGCCACGAACTTGGCGAAGGCTGCGCAGGCGGCTTTCAACGTCGTGGCGGGCTTGAACCCGATCGGCGCGATCGTCACGGCGATTGCCGCGCTCGTCGCGGGCCTCGTCTACTTCTTCACGCAGACCGAGACAGGCCGCAAGGCCTGGGCGGCGATCACCGATGCGTTCTACTCCTTCGTTGACTGGATTAGCTCGGTGTGGACGTCCACGATGGAGTCGATTTCCTCGTGGTGGACGGGCACCTGGGACGGCGTCTCGGGCTTCTTCTCGACCTACGTTGTTCAGCCCATGCAGACAGCATGGGAGGCGATCACTGCTGTCTGGGACGGCATCGTTACCGTCTTCAAGACAGCTTTTGCAATCATTGTCGGCATCGTCCTCCTCCCAATCAAGCTCTACATAGAGGCGTGGGTGGCGATTTTCACCTGGGCGTATGACACCGTCATCAAGCCCGTGTGGGACGCGATCTGCCAGGCATTCATGTTGGCGTATGACGCCGTCATCAAGCCTGTGTTCGAGCAGATCGCCGCCACGTGGCAGTGGATCGCGGGGATCGCCAGCGAGGTCTTCACGGGGATCGTGTCGTTCCTGCAGGGCGTGTGGGACGCGATCTCCGGCGCCGTGTCAGCGGCATGGAGCGGGATCGTCGCCGCCGTGACTTGGTACATCAACACCGTATGGAGCGTCGTCTCATCGGTGTTCACGACAGTCGCGGGTGTCGTCTCCACCGTCTGGAACGGGATCGCCTCAACGATCTCGGGAGTGTGGGAGTCCATCAAGACGGCCGCAAAGACGGCGGTCGACTGGGTGTACAGCTCCGTCACCAGCGTGTTCACGTCGATGTCGTCAAGTGTCTCCTCGACTTTCGACGGCATGAAGACCGCAATCGAGACGGCCTGGAACAAGGTCAAGGGCGTCGCGGCCAAGCCGGTCAATTTCATCATTGACACGGTGTACACCAATGGCTTGAAGTCGCTGGTGGAGACGGTCGCCTCGAAGATCGGCCTGTCACTCACGCTCCCAACGATCCCCCGTATCGCCGAGTACGCCGGTGGTGGCATCGTCCCCGGATACAGCCCGGGACACGACACGATCCCGGCGATGCTCTCCCCCGGCGAGGCAATCCTTGTCCCCGAGCTCGTCCGCCAGATCGGGCCGAGCCGCATCATCGCGGCGAACTACGCCGCCTCGAAGCGCCGCCCAGGCGGCACGCCCGGAAAGGCCCCTGCGGGCTTCTCCGGCGGGGGCATCGCTCATTTCGCGGGCGGCGGCATCGCGGGCTGGTTTGCCGACGCGGCGAAGGGAGTCGCGGACTTTTTCGCGGATCCCCTCGGCTCCGTCGCTCAGCTCATCACCGAGCCTGTGCGGGCACTGATGAAGGACATCGCCCCCGGAGTCATCGGCGAGCTCGGCGCCGGCGGCGTTGAAAAGCTCCTGAGCGGCGTCGGCGATTACTTCAAGAAGAAGACGGACGAGTCCTCCTCAGCCGGTCTCGTGGGCGCCGCAATGCGAGCGGTCCAGATGGGCGTCCCATACGTGTGGGGCGGCTCAGCAATCCCGCCAGGCCTGGACTGCTCGGGCCTGGTCTACTGGTCCGCGCAGCAGCTCGGCCTGGGGTGGCCGCGCCTCACCGCCGCAGGCTACCAGTCCGGCGCAACGCCCGTGCCGTGGTCTCAGGCCGCCCCCGGTGACCTCCTCTTCTGGGGGTCGCCAGCTCATCACGTCGCGATCTACGCTGGCGGCGGCCAAATGGTCGAGGAGCCAAAGCCCGGACTGAACGCTCGCAAGATCGGGATCTGGGGATCCCCGACAGTGGGCCGCTACGGCGGCGCACGCAAGTACGACCGCGGCGGCTGGCTCCCCGAGGGTGTGACCGCGGCCGTCAATCAGACGGGTCAGCGGGAGGCAATCCTCACTGCCCGCCAGTGGGCGGACGTGTCAGCGCTCGCGGCCTCCGGCGCGGCCACTGGTGTGTCGCTCGAGGGCGCGCAGGTCAACTTGGTCCTCGATGACGGGAGCGCTTTCCGCGCGCACGTGGAGACGGTCGCCGTCGGAGTACTCGCGCACCGTAAGCAATTGATCGGGAGGAGTCGATAAGTGGCTAGGACAAACCTATGTCCAAACCCGAGCTTTGCCTACGGCACGCGGGGATGGGCGAATTACCTCCCATCAACGATCAGAGCCGGGACAGACCAAGGTCATTGGGGCGACCACACCAGGCAGTCTCCGGGGTATCTAGCGGTAGACATCCCTAACAGGCTCCAGGGCCAGGTGGTGACTCCAGGATTCGTGGAGGTGGAAGGAGGGCAGGCGCTCGCGGTGTCTGCCCTCCTTCGTACAAGTCCGGGCATCGCAGTGACTGTAGAGCCAGAGTGGACGATTAACGGAAAAACGAGCGTAGCTACAGTCCCCTCACTGCTGGCCTCCAGTGCAGAGGGGACGCGCCCAACATGGTCATTTGCAGCACCAGCGGGTGCTACGGCATGCCGTATCAGGTTCGGAGTCCGAACAGTCTCCGACGCCGAGGCTGGTTCGCTCCCGGGATGGGTTCACCTCGACGACGTCATGATCGTCGCCGCACCGACTGTGGCCGAGGCGATCACCGCCGCCGCCGAGTTCTTCGACGGCGACACCCCACAGCGCCGCATCGGATACAGCCGCCGAGCACTCACCCACGAGTGGGTCGGCGCTCGCGGGGTGTCAGCATCTCGCGAGGTTGAGGCAGAGCTGGGTATGACGGAGGGGCCGGTAGCTGTCGTAGATGGCGGCATGGCTCCACGAGTACAGGTCATCATTCCAGCAAGGCTGGCGCCGCTGGGAGCGGTCTGCCATGTCGAGGGCGTCACGGATACCGGTTTCACGTGGACGCCGCGCGGGGGTGCGTGGACCGGAGGAGGGGTCCAGCGGGTGATCGGAGACCCGTTGGCCCCCATCAATGTGAACATTCGATATAGGTTAACGACGTCAGCGGGGGTGTTCGTCGAGTCGGATCCAGTGCGGCGGTCATGGGATGGGCTGTCACTCATGACTGATACGGCGGGCGGGAAGCCCGTGAACCTGCTGTGGCAGGGCACGGACCAGCGAGACATCAAGCCGCGGGTCACGGAGCACGAGGTGCCAGGCCGCGCGACCCCCCTGGTGGTGTACGCGCCCGCAGTGGGCGCGGGCACGGTCTCGCTCACGGCGCGCACGAACCTGCGGGACACACCGGCGATGAAGGCCCTCCTAGGAACGCCGACGCCAGTCGCGTTGTTTCATAACCCGGCGCACTGCGTGCAGTGCCGCGCGGGCGTGTGCGACGTGGATCTGGTCACGGTCATGGCCGTGACGTCGGCGTCGATGGAGCGCACCCCTCGGCTCGACGTGGCCGAGCGCACCTGGACGATAAAGGGGGCTATCGTCGGGCTTCCGCAGCCACACACACAACTAGCACTGTCGGCATGGGCGGACTTCGACGCCCGGGCGCTTACATGGAATGGGCTTGATGCTCGACGGTGGTCGTGGGAAAAGTTCGACAGGACACTGTGGCAGGAGGAACCGTGAGCGTGATTGCCGACGCGGGTGCGCGTATTCCAGACGATGTCTTGACGTCGGCATACGCGATGGAAGCCACCGTAGAGTCGTGGCTTGGTCCAGAGTTTTTGGGGTCAGTGCCCGTCGAGGACGGGTCTGTCGCGTGGGACGCGAGCCAGCAGGTTCAGGGGTCGCTCTCGCTCACTGTGCCGCGTGTAGGGGCAGTGGAAAACGCGGATTGGCGGGATTGGGACCCGACCGATCCGCGGCATCCGCTTGCCTGTTACGGGCAGGTTCTGCATGTGTCCCTGACGGTCAGTTCGGTGCTCAGTGGGGACTGGTGGACGATCCCCATCGGGCGCTTCCTCATCACGTCGGTGGAGCCGGGAGCGTCAACGGTCAGAGTGACAGGCAAGAGCCTGCTGCAGCGGCTGGAGGAGGACCGGCTCACCGAGCCGATGGCTCCTGACCCGGCGGGGACGCTCGCGTCTGAGCTGCGTCGACTTGTCGGCTCCCGGATGGGCCTCATCATCGACCCTGCGCTGAGGGACTATCCGTGCCCATCAATGACGTGGGGTGAGTCGCGTATCGATGCGATCTACGAGATCGCGCGAGCGTGGCCAGCCTCTGTACGCGAAGGCGGGGACGGGATTCTTTACCTGTCTCCGCCGGTGGCTGACCCGACATCGCGCCCGCAGCTACGCCTCACAGACGGAGAAGCAGGCACGGTCGTGGGAGTGGCGTCCTCAGTCAGCCGGGACAAGATTTACAACAGAGTTGTGGCGCGCGGCCAGGAAACGTCAGATGAGGGGGCACCGTCATTTCAGGAGGTCGCAGATCAACGTACGGGGCCGATGCGCGTTGACGGCCCGTACGGCGTCGTGCCGCGCTTTTTCTCGTCCCCACTGATCACATCGGCTGTGCAGGCCAAGAATGCAGCGGAGGCGATGCTGGTTGACGCGACCCGTAAGAAGGTCAAAGTGCCCGTCGAGCACGCACCGGATCCAAGAATCCACCTGGATGCGCATGTAGAGGTCTCCACGCAGCCGGTAGAGGCCGCGCAGCCGAAAACGCTGTGGGGCCTTGTCACCGCGTACGAAATGCCTTTGACGTACAGGGGCGTGCAAAAGACGGAGCTGGAGGTCTCGCAGTGAGCCGTGTGATGGATTTGCTATCGACGGCTCCTGATGATCTGCCACCACGATACGGCTCAGACAGGTCAGCTACAGCGATCGGGCGCGTAATACGTCTCGATGACGGCGGGCGCTCAGTCGTGGTGAGTCTTTTCGGGGGGCCGCCCGTCCAAGTGCCGGCCACCGCTGTGAACTGGGCGGGCGTCGAGACAGCGCACGTCCTCATCGACCAGGACACGGGCCGTCCGATTCATGCGCTAGGTCCTGCGCCGAAGCCGGAGACGCCACTGCTCGAATGGGTGCCGCCCGCTTCCCCGCCGCAGTCCGCTCGTGAGGCGGTTATCCCCGCACAGTGGGTGGGGACGTGGGACGGCACGGCATGGACTCGCTACGGCGGCGGGGGCGCATGGCAAGGAAAATCCCCAGCGGGCCGAGCGTTACGCGGCCTGGCGCTATTTGGCCGACAGATAGAGGCCCTTGGGCGCATAGACGTCCGATCAGCGGTACTGACCCTCAGACCGGCGCCGTCTGCGGTCCCCTGGTCGGTGCAAGTTGGTGCAGCAACATACACAGATGCTGGGCCGGGCACTGTAGGGCCGACAGTCAGCGCTCCCGTGCAAGTCGGGGTAGACCTCATCGAGGTTGACGTCATGCGTCTGGCTGAATCCATGAAGGTCCCGGGAATGGGGATCGCGCTTGTAGGGGCAGCCTACGGGGGCGTTAGGCAAGGCGGGGACTCGCTGAGTCTCCGCCTGGAGTATATGCAGGAGGAGAATGCATGAGCTACATCGATCAGCGCGGGCACCGCGTGCCCTCGCCTACGGACCCTGCGCAACGCGCCGATTTGACGGCGCTCTCCCTGTCGATTCCGTCTATCAAGACGGTGGCATCCGAGACGGCTGCCGCGCAGTACATCGCCGCCCTGCAAGGTGCAGGCGTGCGGATGACAGACAGTGATCCGGCATTCGTGTACAGGCAGGATCAGGGCAGTCTGCAGGCGTGGAATGGCCGCGCCTGGACAGAAATCGGCGGGAAGACATACCCGTGGGAGTCTCTCGTCGTGTCGTCTGGATGGGGAGTAGGCGCTGGCCATAACCCACGGATCTGTATGCGCGCCGGCGTCGTGCAGATCTCAGGAGTCCTCATCTCAGCAGGAGGGGATCATGATGATCTGCTCACGATACCCGCGAAATTCAGGCCATCGCAGGAGCAGTTTATCGGTCCTACCGTAACGGGCGGCGGCGCAGATTTTGATCCGACCTACGCCTATCTGCGGATCAGATCCAACGGATCGCTGAGCATCAAGGGATACTCGACAATCCGCAGCGGGCACGGGTGGATCGTTCCCGTTTCGGCCACCTACGTCCCCTGGTAATCCGCCAGGGGACCCGCAGTCAAGCCCTCGAGGGACACCCTCGGGGGCTTTCGTATACAAGCAAATGAGAGGGGAGAAATGGGGACATACACCCCGGCCCACTATTACGAGGGACGAGAGAAGGCGCTGCGCCTCATCGTGATCCACACGATGGAGGCCCCAGAAGGCCCGCAGACGGCGGAGAACATCGCCGCCTACTTCGCATCCGGCAGCGTCGTGGCCTCGGCGCACGCCTGCGTCGACCAGGACTCGGTCGTCGTGTGCCTGCCACCGTCTGATACTGCGTTTGCCGCACCTGGTGCCAATGCCGATGGGTACCAGATTGAGCACGCCGGGTACGCAGGCCAGGATGACGCCGGTTGGGCCGACGCCGAGTCGCAGTCGATGCTGCGTCTCTCGGCTGCGCACGCACGCGCGATCGCGCTCGCGGCGGGGATCCCGCTCAAGCACCTGACGAATGCGGAACTCGCCGCAGGCGAGGCCGGATTCGTCGGGCATAACCAGGTGTCCGACGTATACAAGCGCTCGGACCACTGGGACCCGGGCACGAATTTCCCGTGGTCCCAGTACATGAGCCTCGTCAACGGCGAGGCCGAGACAGAAGAAGCAAACACCGTCCCCGAGGAGGACACAGTGAAGTTCGTTCGTTCGCGCCAGACTGGCACGATCTACTCAATCACACCGACCGATGTCGTCGCGATGACATCGGCGAAGGTGTGGGGCGATCTGGTCAAGGCCTACGGCCTGGCCAACTCATATGAGGTCTCGCTTGATGACGGCGACATCGCCGGGATCGCCGCTGACGCCGCCGCACGTCGCGCGCGCCTGGTCGCTGAGGTCGCGGCGACCGTCGGCAGCATCGACCCGGAAAAGATCGCTGGTGCGATTGCACCGGCAATCGTCCCGCCGCTGCTGGATGCTCTCACCAAGGCAGGTGCCGCTGGCCTGAGCCCCGACCAGGTGCGCGCCGCCGCTGAGGAAGCGGTGCGCGCTGTGTTCGCCGACGCCGCGAAGGAGGGCTGACCGTGAACGCCCTTCTCCTCGAACTGCAGTCCGATCCGTTCATCACCACGGTAATCGTCGGCATCATCTGGCCGCTTGTCCAGGCAGCGCTGGACAAGCCCTGGTGGACGCGCGGCCGCCGCGTCACTCTCCTCGCGATTGTCGCAGGCGTCGTCACCGTCGGAGTTTGGATCTCTGGATCCTATCCGGCCACCTGGCAGATGCTGACCTCCCAGGCGACGGTCTTCCTCGGCACGGCCTGGTCTGTCTACCAGGTCCTGGCGTCGATCCGCATCAACGGAGCTAGTCTCCTGGACTGGGTTGGGGCCGTGACCCCCGGCGGTCAGTCTCTGGAGGAGCTGACCGGCGCCACGGTGCCCGCCGATGATTGATATCGTCGCCGACCCGCAGGTCGTGGCCGCGCTTGTCGCGGCGGTTGTCGCCGTCATTGGTGCTGCCGCCGCGGCCGTCGTCGCGGGCCTGCGGTACGTCGGCCGACGGTTCGACGCGCGACTCGCGCACATCTCGGCGACAGCGTCGGAGGCGCGCGACGCAGCGCAGAGCGCCGATAAAGAGATCAGGAACAATCACGACACGAACGTGCGTGACGACCTTGACAAGGCTATTGACACCGTGTGGGTTGTCTCTGATCAGATCGGCGCGCTCACGGCGCAGGTGGAGGCGCTGCGGGAGCAGGGCAAGAACATGGTCGAAAAGCTCGAAACGCAGGAGGAAAGACTTGCGGACGTACAGGCCCGTGTCGGCCGCATCGACGAGCGCGGGTCAAAGATCGCCGACGAGCTCCACGATGAGCGGACATCGCGTGAGGCCGCGCAGCGGACAATCGACGAGCATGCGCACGACGCGCATGCTCGCCTTCATGACCGCCTCGACAGACTGCAGGAGAGAGTGGAGAAATGGGAACAGCTGTAAATGGCCGTGTGACACGCCTGGACGGAACGCCCGAGACCACGGCGTACCTGACGGCGACGCTCGTGCTCCCGAGCGGGGAGACGACCGCGATCCTGGCAGGGGGGCCTGTCAGCCGGGGCGCGGACCTGAGTGGCAGGATCGCCCTGCCGCTCGACATCAAGTCGGAGACGCGAGTGCGCCTGCGCCTAGCCGTGCCGGGGCGGACGCTGCGGGAAGCGACCGTCACCCTCAAACCAGGCGTCATCTACTCGCTCGAAAGTGTGTTCTCGGGCGACCAGATCCCGACGCCCACACCGCCTCCGGTGCCGGGTGTGGAGATCTCCGACGACGGGGACACCGCGACAATCCCCGGCGTCGTCTCCGGCGACGGAGACACGATCACGATCGGAGGATGAGCAATGCCGGATAAGCCTGTCCTGTATACAAAACAGGGCACTGACAGGGCGATCGCGCGCGCGATCGCTCCCCTTGCGACGAGGGCGGACCTCGAGGGGCTGGCCACCAAGGCCGAGGTCGCTAAGGCCGCGGCGGGCGGCAAGATTGACCTCACCGAGTACGCCAAGCGCGACGACCTGACGGGCCTGGCCACCAGGGCCGAGCTCGCGGGGTACGCGACATCGAGCCAGGTCGCGGACCTGCCGACCCGCGCCGACCTGGCGGGCCCGGGCACCACGGCC